TCTAAAAAAGAGTACTTTGGTTTGTGGTTCTCAATATATACATCCATCATTTTAGGGTCGATCTCGTTGCACCCTATAACATCAAAGCCGGCTAGTTTGTAGCCCATAGTGGAGCCACCCCCGCATGAGAAACAACTGAAAACTTTGCCTTTGTCTTTTGTGAACTTTGCATCTTTCAAAGTCCAGTTATAATGTAGATTCATTTTTCCATCCGTTTCAAATATTCGCCCATTTTTTCACTCACTTCTTTCGGGTTTTTGCGCATATTCTCGATGTGATTTTTGTGCCATTCTGTGCGGTTCATTCTCGTTCTTTCGTTAAGGTTTAAACTACTAAGGATTTCTTAGTAGTTGCTCGTTTTTCCTAAAGAATATCCACAAATAAACATTTTAAAAAAATCATTTGCATTGCCATCGCAATAATATCTTTTTTTGTTCCACAACTCTTTGTCTTCTCTTTTTAAGCCCATAGATCCGGTCAATATATTTTTTGATTGAGTTTTTTCAAAAATATCCATTAACTCATAAAATTCTTTAGTGCCAATTTGCATTTCATTCTCTTTCGTTAAGTTCAGTTATTAAGTAATCCTTAACAACTCACCAAATATAATCAAGTTTTAAATAAAAGTCAATAAAAAATAAAATAAAATTTAATTGCCGTTTAAACGATATTTATATATATTTACTCTCAACAAATCAAAAAAGGATTGAATATGATGACAACACTCACTTTTAAACTCGATGAAGAGCTTAAGGCAAAGATTGAAAAAACTGCAAGTGAAAGCGGACTGCAAATGTCTAGCTTTATGCGTGTTTTAGTTTTAGGTCACTTTAAACAAAAGGAAGAGCAAAAATGACCAAAATGGAACACGATCTAATAATCGAGATTTTCGGCAAAAATGAGCCGATTGTTTTGGAGCGAACAGAGACAGAAAAAATGGATGCTCACAACGAATTTGAAAGACAGAAGAAGATTTGGCGCGGATGGTTTTTAGATGGTTCATTTACCTTGAGTGGTATGTTCACTCTGCAAATCACTCCAGCGATGCTACGAAAGAAATTTTCAAGCTATGAGAATTTTATCAATTACAAGCCGTTGAAATGGTCGGGTGAATTTATGGGGGTTTGGTGGTGAAATAAATATTTAATAAATCGCTTGACTGCAATAAACGAATAATGTAAATTTATTACACAAACAAACAAGGAGAATAGAATGGAATTAAATTTAAAAAAAAGTGGTCGCAAAACTATCACAAAGTCATTTAGTTTAAGCCCTAAAACTGCTGAATTTATCGACTTTTATAGCAATGTTGAGAATTGCACAGCATCAAGCATTATTGATGAATTAGTTGCTCAATTTAGAACTAGGAACTTCCCAAATTATGGCGTTGAAACATTTAACAACGAGTTTTAAATGAGCGAGTATGAAGATAAAAATTTAGGGTACTTTACATTTTACCCCGCTGATTTTTTGAGTTCAACAATGCACTTATCAAATGAGCAAGTTGGCGCATATATGCGAATTCTTTGCTTTTTATGGAAAAAAAAGAGAGCAAGAGAAACCGAATTAAAAGCTGTAGGTTATGGTTCGGTTATCCCAAACGAATCCCAATGGTTAAGCGTAAAAGAACTCTTGGTTAATGATGGCGAGTTTTTTTGGTCAAAGCGAATGGAGTTTGAAAGAGAAAAAGCAATGAAAGGATATATCGTAAAGTGCGAAAATGGAAAAAAGGGAGGAAGACCAAAGAAAAATAACCTAAATGAAACCGAAAATAAACCTATAGGTTATGATTCGGTTAACCTAAATGTAACCGATGGGGTAAGCAATCAGAATCAGAATCAGATTATCATAAATGATAAAGAAGACACACACATTCCTGCGTGCGAGAAACTCGACTTTACCGATCGAGAAGTGGTTCGGACTGAATCAACGCAAATTCCAACAAAAGAAATTGCAAAAGCGTGGGCGGATTATCATTTTCAAAAACTTGATTTTGATGTTTGGTTCAAACATTGGGATTCTTTGGGGTGGAGAGATTCAAACGGGAGACCAGTGAAGTGGCAACAAAAAATGGCTTATAACGCAAAGGAGAGAATGTTTATTAAAGCGACAACAACGGCACAAAAACAACAATTCAAACAACCAATTTACGATGTAGATTCGTCAAGAGCGACAATGATGAAAGTCTACGAAAAACTTAAAGCACAAGAGGTGTAAAATGATCACAAAAGAAATTTTCTTTAGCAAAATTGACGAACTACAAATGAACTTTAGCCACCAATTAACAGAAAAATTATTAGAGTTTTACTTTAAAAAATTAAACGAGAAGATGAACGATGTATCATTCGTGCGTGCTATTGATGCCCTCGTTGATGGAGAAGTAAAGTTTTACAAGTCAGCAGTCAATCCAATTCCAAATGTGACGGAAATATTGAGTGCAGGACGATCAAAAATAAATCGTGAAGAATATCTGGACTCGGACGATGTGAAAATGTTATTGCGTCAGCGTGTGTTAGAATTTCGGGGGGTGTTTTGGAATCGTACACCAATCCATCGAAGATACGATGAGGTAAAAGAAAAATTTGACCCGATTGATAGAGAAGTTTTGCTCAAATTTTATGATAAACTTTCGGAAGATTTGCAATTGTGGATCACTCAAAGAATCGGAAAAGAAGCGTTTTTTGGATTACTTGAAAGTGGTGAACACTACGACCGATACAGCGAGCAACACATAGAAAATTCATATTTTGCTGGTGTGAAAAATAACTTGTTGAGAAAATTTGATGAAGAAAACGGAATAGCAATCGAGCCACCAAAAAACAATTTTGGACTTGATGGAACGCAAGGATTATTGAAATGAATCAATGGAGACCACGAAAATATAGCAGAGACCCAATTGAGCCAATGCGCAACAAAAAAGGCGACATTGTACTCGATAAACACGGCAATCCAGTCGATATGCGTACAGATGAGCAAAGGCGAGAAGACACAGAAGACTATCGCAAATGGTTATTCCTGCGTGAGAAAGATCATGCGTTTATCAACATGAAAAACTATGATGCAATGACAGGCGTGCCAAGCGAGCAAGAATACTTTCGTTGGAAAAAAACAGGACTTTGGGATCAAAAAGATGGAATAATCCAAGAGCCGTTAAATCTCGAATATTGGCATAAAATCATGGTTCAAGATAAATTTTGAGCCAAAAATATATATTTTTGCTATATTTGAATTTATGAAAATCAAAAAACTTATACACTTTTACGAATTAGAAATCTATGACGGGCTGAATCGACTTGCTCAAGAGGGCGGTTATTCGACTTTGACTGGCTTTTTAAATTCGGAATTTGTAAAGATTGTAGGAGAGGGTGATTTAAGGCTAAAAGATAGTGTAGGTATAGATAGATATGACTCACACGATAAAAAGGCTAAAAACAGCCTTAAAAGTGGCGAGGAATTGAAATGAGAATGACTGTTATCAAGCCAAATAAAGCTAAAAGAGTTTATACGCAAGATATGTGGATCAGAAATCAACAAAAACCACAAATCAAAGCGGAAGAATTATTTTACGCTTTCGGAATATTTTTTATCGGTGTACTTGTCATGACTTTAATGTATTTTAACCATCAAAAAACATCCGAAAAACAACGAATCGAAACGATGAAAAAAGCGATTGAACAGACGAAGAGGTATTGAGAATGAGTGAAACAACAAAGAAAACGGAAATTTCTATCCCTATGAACGATATGATCTTAAAAAAACAGAGATTATCTGCTCAAGCTGGCTTATGCTATGATGAAATTTTAGAGGATTCAGCGAAATTCCCAAATGTTTTTTGCGTCCAATTTGGCATTTTAACACAGATGATCGAGGATTTGTAAAATGACTATTTTTACAGACAACTCAAAAGTAAATGAAAATCTTTTAGCCGAAAATGAGCAGTTAAGATTAGAAAACATTCGATTGATGGACACAAATATGCGATTAATGACTGAGATCGAAGCGTACAATGTTTATGTTTTGAATAATGCTAAAGTGGGTGTAAAATGACCCAAAACAGACTCAAAAAATACGGAAAAATGCAGTTTACCTGCTCAAAAAAAGAGCAAGTCCAAGAAGTAAATCTCAAAGAAGATTGCAAATTTCAAGCCCAGTTAAAAGAAGCAAAAGCCTATTTTAGCGAAATTGACGAGGAAGCATCAAACGCTAAAAGACTCCAAGAACTAAAAAATGAAGTCGATGTGATAATTGACGAACTCATACCAACACTAAAAAAACTTAGTGATTTAAGAAAGAAGATGAATCAATGAGCAACATGACATACGCTGACACACTACTAAAAAAAATTAGTGATCTCGAAGATGAAATTATAGTTTTGAAAAACGAAGCAAAAGCAAATCAAGAAATGATTGAGTATTTGGAAGAGTTTTACAAAAACTTTGTGATGAATTTTGATGCGCTTATTAATGGAGAGAAACAATGACTGATTTGGAATATTTAACAAAAACAATTAAGAAACTTGAATCTGATTTAGATGCCACTACTGAAAAATTTAAAATGGAAGTGAGCAAGATGAGTCAAGAGCAAATCAAAGAGAAAATGAAAGATGAAGTATTTGCAGAAACTTATAACGAGGTATTTAATAATGGGAATTAGAACAACTTTCAGCGGGTCGGGAATGATTGATAGACACGAAGCACTTGAAAACGATGATGAAAAAGTAACGCTAATTGAGGACTCAGTAAGCGAATCAGAAGAGTTTGACCCTTGTTTTGGGTCGGAGGAGTATTCATCGTGACAGATATTAAAGCAATGGTTTTAGCAATATTAATTGGTTCAGCCATTATGATTCCTTTATCGATTCTTTTATCATCAAAAAATGATGCGCAAAAAACTTATACACAACTTCAAATTGAAAAAACAAAACTCGAAATTATGATACTGAAAAAACAATGTGAGGGTAAGTAAATGGAACAGAAAGAGCCAAAGCTAACCCCTAAGCAGTCCGCTTTTGTGGATGCTTATTTGGCTAATGGTGGAAATGGCACACAAGCGTGTATCACTGCAGGATATAGCGTTAAAACAGCTCAAATGATGGCTACTGAAAACCTTTTAAAACCTTTGATCAAAAAAGCTATTGAATCAAGGCAGAATCCTATTAAAGAAAAATTCAAAGTCACTCGTGAATATATTGTCGAAAAGCTAATCAATGTTTTGAATGATGATGTAAAAGACTCAGTTTACATTAAGGCTATTGAAGTTTTGGCTAAAGTGACTGGACTCAATGAACCCGAAAAAATCGAGTTGAAAACAACAATGTCACCGATTAAATTTAATATCAAATTTAAAAATGATGGAAGTTGATTATTATCCTTTAAGCGATAAATATGAGGGGCTTTGGATGCCCCCAAATATTTACGAACTTAAAATAATTGAGGGCGGTCGAGGTGGTGGCAAATCAGAGCATACAGCCGAATATGTCATCATAAGAGGGTCAAGCGAAAAGATTAATATATTCTGTTTGCGCGAGTTTCAGTCATCTATTGCAATGTCATCAAAGCCCCTTTTAGAGCGAAAGATTCGCGAATTGGGGCTTTCTGAATTTTGGCAAATTTTAGAAACTGAATTAAGGTGTGTTAATGGAACTATAATAAAATTTATGGGAATGGCTCGCAATATCCAAAACTTAAAAGGTTTAGATAATGCGTCTTTAGTTTGGATTGAGGAAGCAGAAGCAACTTCACAAGAGTCATTGGACTTTGTTTTGCCGTCAGTTCGTGGTAAAGATCAAAATGGTGTTTTGAATTGTGAAACCATTATCACATTCAATCCAAGATATGCAACAGACCCAGTTGCAAAACTATCAATGAACCCGCCCGAAAAATCATGGACTCAAAAAATATCTTGGCGAGATAATCCGAAATTTCCCGAAAATTTAAGACGATTAAAAGATCGTGATGAGCAAGACGATTATGAGAAATATTTATGGGTGTGGGAAGGTGAATACATTGCGTCAGATCAAAGATCATTTATCTCAAGCACTCATGTCGCAATGGCGCGAAACAGAAACCCAATATTCGACAAATCATCTCCTATCATTGGCGGTCTAGATGTGGCTCGTTTTGGTGGGGATAGAATCGCTTTAGTAGTTCGTCAAGGTGCTATCATTCAAGCCGTTGAGATCATTGAAAAAGCCGATACAATTGAACTATCTGATTGGGCCATAGAAATGATAATCAAGCATAAAATAGAGTTTTTAAGCATTGACTCGGCTGGTTCTGCTGGTGTTTATGACCTTGTTAAATCTATGAGTGATGTGGAAGTATATGCGTACAATGGCGGTCATTCGGCAGAGCAAGCGGATAAATACAGAAATTGTCGCGCTGAATCTTGGGGCCGCGTTAAAGATTGGTTTAAGAATGAAGGTGCGATTGACAAATCCGATTATTGGGATGAAGCAACAAGGGTGCTTTTTAAATATGATGAACAAAACAGAGTGCAATTAGAATCAAAAGAGATCATGCGGTCAAGAGGTGTTAAATCACCTGACATAATTGATGCATTGTCAATGACTTTTATTAATATATTTGGTAGGTCAAAAACACGCGAAAAACTCAAAGCATTAAGGCGGTCAAGATGAGTGAGCAGTATTACAAAGAGAATCCAAAAGTGGATGAACAACGGCTGAATTATATGAAGTCTTGTATGGAAGAAATGAATAGTTGGTGGTCAAAGCAGTATGAATTTTGCAGAAGCCAATTAGAATTTGCATCGGGAGCGCAAGAAGATAACGAAATCTTTGACGAGCGCAAAGCCCAAAAAAGACCAGTGATGACAATGAATATGATGCGTCCATTTATCAATGATGTGGTCAATCCATTGCGTTTAAATCCGATTGGCATTTTAGTTGAGCATCCTGATGAAGAAGTGAGCGACGATCTTTCGGGTATTATCCAAGCCGTTGAAGATGATGGAGAAGCCAAAGAAGCCTACGAGGTCGCTTTAGAAAATGCGGTCATTTGTGGCATTGGATGGATTGTTTTACGCAATGAGTTCAAAAACGGAAAGAGTGGTAAACAACGCATTTGCTTTGACACTATCAACGACCCGTTGACTTGTTACATTGACCCGTTTAGCGAATCTGTGACGGGTAAAGATGCACGCTATGGAATGCAGTTGAGATGGATCGACAAGAAGTTTGCAGACTCAAAATATAAATTGAGTGAGGGTGGAGTTTGTCCTGTTGACATCTATACTGGATGGGCTGACAATCTACCCGATTCAGTTGCTGATTTGGTATTTTATGAGCGTATTGAAGTCCTAGAGTCAAAAGATGAAGAGGATGACAAAGAAGATGAAGAGCCTAAAGAAATTGACTTGACTAAAAAGCCGATGAAGAAAGAAAAAGAAGAACCTGAATTAGTATTTAAGGTTCGCGCGTCTCGTTGGATTGGCTCTAAATTAGTGAGTGAAACCATTCTTGAAATGGACTATATTCCATTAATTCCAGTCTATGGTGATCGTGTTTATTTACCAAAAGCGGGCATTCGGTGGGTAGGTCGCACCTATTGGCAAAAGCCGTTTCAAGACATGATTAACTTATACGCAAGCTATGAAGCTGAATCGGTTGGATTGACTCCTATTCGCTCGTTTGTAATGGCAGAGGGGCAAGTGGAGGGCTATGAAGAAGAGTGGGTGAATGCTCATAAAGAATCGGGCTTAAAAGTATATCGTGAAACTTCTTTGAATGGTACTACTTTACCACCTCCATCAAGCATGGACAACACTATCAACAATCAATCTATGTTAGTGGGTCGTGATTCTTCATCTCAAGGAATGCAACAAGCTATCGGGGCGAATCTATCCGCAATGACGGGTGGCGGTGTTGGTTTAGAAAGTGGTAAAGCGGTACTTTTAAGACAATTAAAAGGAGATATTTCAAATGCTCAATATATTGACAACCTTTCAAAATCTGTTGCGCAAACTGGAAAAGTTCTTTTGCAAATGATGGCTTGCATTTTTGATGTGCCACAAGTTCATGCAGTCATGGCTGAGGATGGCAAAATTGAGTTTAAAGAAATTGATCTATCGGAAATTTTAGATAGTGATGACATGGACTCAATTCGCATTTCTGTTTCAAGTGGTCCAGCTTATGAATCAAGAAAACGAGAGGAATTAAATGCGATTATCTCTATCGGCCAATTAGTGCCCGAACAAATGGCAATGATGAGTGATGAATTGGTTCGCGCTATGGACTCGCCGTTCAGCCGTAAATTAGCCGACCGATTACATAAATTACTCCCCGAACAATTGCAAGATCAACCAAAAGATGCGCAAGTCGACCCGAAAGCATTGGAAGTTATGGCACAAATGCAACAAGTCGATGCACAAAAAGATCAAGTTATCCAATATCTTGAACAAGAGATGCAACGAATGCAAAATGAGTTGTTAGTTCTTCAAGAGGGTGCGCGAGTATCTCTTGCACAAACGCAAATGAACAACGAAACCAAGTTGCAAATAGCGGTCATGCAAGAGGAGCAAGAAAGTCAAAGACAAGCGCAAAAACTTGCACAAGATGCTCAACAATATCAAACCGACATGGTGACGAGTTTGGTTAAGGATATTGACAAAGACCGTAAAGAAGCCCGAAATCAACCATTAAACAACGCTCCAATGGATTTGCCTTTGTCAATAATCGACAAAATGAATCAATAATTGTGAATAGTTTATAGAATGTGAATAAAACTATTCACATTCTATTTATTTGTGTGAATAAAAATATATATTTACTCTCAAAGGTTACGCGTCCTTTATCGCGGTCATTTTTAGAAAGTGGAATTGTGCCATGAGTGAAAATACACAAGTCGAAGTTAATGCAGATGCTTCTCAAAATCAGCAAACGGAATACACACCCGAAGTTGTGGAAGTTGAAACCGAAGAAGGTCAAGAGCAAGCCACAGAGCAAGTTCAAGACACTCCAAAAGATGAAGAGCCTGAATGGTTCAAGAAAAAGATCGGGAAGCTAACTGCACAAAAGCACGCAGAAGCACAAGCGCGCCAAGAAATTGAACGCAGAAATGCTGAGTTAGAGCGTAGATTGCAAGAGTTAGAGCGTCCGAAGATTGACCCTCAATACCTCCCCGAAAATGAGCGCATTGCTTATTATGCACAAGAGGAATTGAGAAAGAGTCAACAAGCCCAACAAGCCCAATATGAGCAAAATCAACGCGCTCAAGAATTGGCTAAAAGGCATATTGACAATGTGGTCAAAGCTAAGGAAAACCCCGAACTAGCTGACTATGATGATGTGATTAATGAAGCAATAGAAGCGGGCTTAAGAATACCAACGAATACAATTTCGTTTATTCAAGAGTCCGATTTTAGTGCAGAGTTGACTTATCATTTAGCAAAAAATCCAATGGAAGCCCTCAAACTTTCAAACATGAATGAGAGAGAGCAAGAGCGGTTTTTAACAAAATTAGAAACAAAAATTGAATTAAAAAAAGAGCTTGCACCTATCAAACAATCAAAAGCCCCAGCCCCGATTGCCAAAGTAGGATCGCAAGGAGTGTCTAAAACCAATGCACCTCCGATGGATGGTGATGCATACTGGGCTTATTACCAAGCCCAAAAAAGAAAGAAGTAAAAAATGGCTGATATATTCACCAATACCAATCAAGTCGTTAACGAAGCATTAGCGCGTTTTAACGGCAGTTCTCAAGCCCTCGACTTTTGTACAAAAAAATACGAAGGTCGCTTTGCAAACAAGGGCGCACAAATCGGTGTATCTGTTGATATTCCTCGCCCAACTCGCTATAATGTTACTAATGGTGCTGACATCACTTCTGCTATTGCAGGCGGACAAGGTGAGTTTCAGTCTTCAACAGTGACATTGACTATCAATCGTCAAAAAGTTATCCCATTGCAAATCTCTGATCTTGATTTGACGATGAAAATGGATGACTTCTCTGAGCAAGTTCTCGCGCCACAAATGGAACGTTTGGCTCGTGATGTTGACTTTGATATTATGAGTGTTGCAATGCAGTCAGCGGGTTATCGTCCATCTCGCACAGTCACAAACTCAATCGCTCTTGCTGACGTGGTTAAAGCAAATGCTTATTTAGGTGCTAACTTTGCTCCTAAAAATCGTGGTTTATTCCTCGATGCGTTCGGTCATGCCGATATGGTTGATACTAATAAAGGCTTATTCCAATCTTCAACAGAGATTGCGAATCAATACGAAAAAGGTATTATGGGAATTTCGGGCGGTTTCAAATGGTATTCAAGCGAATCATTGCCCGTATTTACAGCAAGCGGAACAATCACAGGAACAACAGTAAATGGTGCAGTTGCTAATAATGCGACTACAATTGTTTTTGCTGGTGTTACTGGTGCTACTTCAATTAAAGCGGGCGCATCATTCACAGTCGCTGGTATTTTTGAGATTGATCCACAAACTTTAACTGCTCGTAATCGCTTGAAAGTGTTTACTGTTGTATCCGATGCTACTGTAACTGCGGGCGCGGCTACTGTTACTGTTGCTGAAGCATTGACCTATACTGGCAATCGTTCTTCTCAAAATTTGGCGATCCAAATTCCAAATGGCGCGGCGGTCACATTCCTCGAAGCTGCAGCGGTGGGCTTGAGTGGTCAAATCGGTCTAGCTTTGGCG